AGGGCATACCCAAAGCCCTAGCGTCATATGCGGAAGCAACGGGCGACGGCGCACTTGACACTGTGCACATCCATAATGAATTCACCGCGGCAGATGCAATGCTCGCAATGGTATCAACGCCGGACGAGATAAAAGAAAACGACACATTGACAAGCGCCGCATGCTGGCTCGTCTCTTTTGGCGTTGAATGGTCAACGCATGAGTACGCATCGCAAAATGGAATTGAATATTAACCTAATCCCCCCGCGCCATGCGGGGGGCTTTTTGCGTGTGGCGATACGCCACGCAACACAAAGGAAAAACACAATGCGAAACGCAACAATAGCGGCCCAGTGGGACGCCCTGGAACGCGCCCGCCGCAATGCCCGGTATGAACGAGACGAATACAAGAAACGCGAGCTAGACAAGCTCAATCGCCGCTATTTGCTCGGCGAGATGAAACGCGCCCAGTACGATTGGCGCTTGCGCGTCATAGAGGACATGTCCCGCCGCATATATCAAACCGCGCTGAACCGCGCATAATGAAGAGAACCGCTCGGGCCTGTGCCTGGGCGGTTTTTGCGTGTCCGATCTGGACGCAACACAAAAGGAAAAGACATGACACGAGAAGAGGCACAGCGCCTAATCAACTCATATTGCTACGATGTCGTCCCCTATGAGGACGCGGCCATCGAGCGGCTGCTGGAATACGATCTGACAGAGTTCGACGGCAAACTCGAACACGGCCAAACACAAGACCGGCTTGACGATATAATCTACGCGCAATCATGAAGAAAAAATACAGCCCCCGCGCCATTCGGCCGGGGGCTTTTTGTTGCCCTGATCTGGCCAGAAAAAACCCTACAGGAGTTAGGCTCAGAAAATTTTCAAACGCTACGGAGTTAGGCCCAGGGAATTTTTGCGGGCCCCATTGTTACGGAGTTAGGCCCAGAGGAGTTAGGCTCAGAAAAATCAGAAGGTAACTTCCGCATCCGGCTCAAGCGACTCAAGCGGCTCAGTGTCCTCAAACACCTCCGCGTCCGGCTCCGCCGGACCGGCCTCAACCTCAACCTCCTCCTCGGCCTCCCAGGCTGGCATGGCATGTTCAAACCCCAACTTGAACGCCTGTGCCTCCACCTCTGTCGGAAGCTCCCGGATCAGCCTGTCTGCTGCGTCCAGCACACGATAAACGGTTGTCACTTCTTCAACGATCTTGAGCATTGCTTCGGCCTTTTCCGCTCGGTCCATCAACCTCTCCCTCATTTCCCCTCACAAGTCAACAACCCACTCGACCCCCTCGGTCCATTTTTCCACAACCTTCACAACTTTCTCGGCCAGTGCGGGCCTGTTCAGCACGAGGCTATCAATCTCCTTCGACCTGGCGAACCTCTCGCCATTGTATCCCAGCGAGTAGTTCGCCTTCCTCGGCGCCTCGCCATCTGCTGCGACCTTGACCCCGAACCACTTGTCCTCCTCCACGTCCAGCACCTTCCCCTTGATCCGCTCGGGCACAGCAATCCGCCAGCGCACCACAACCATCGCGCCCTGCACGATCTCCAGCATCTCCTCGACCGCAATAACGCTCCACCCCTCATCCAGCCTTCCCCTCATCATCCTCACCTTCCGACCCTTACCCATCTCAAAACCCTTCCTCAAAAACCCGAAAACCCGAAACAAAACTCTACCACCTCAAAAAATAAAATTTCTCCCCGGTCCGGAACCCCACCTGACCTGCGGAACTGCGGAACTACCCCTATGGGGGTAGTTACCGCTGAGTTCCGCTAGGATCAGGCCGCGGAACTGTTCCCGGAGTTCCGCACGGTTCCGCACGGTTCCGCACATCTTCCAACACCTTCATTTCATTTGACTTTTCATCCTTCTGAGTCGAGTTCCGCACGGTTCCGCACCCCTATGAAACGCCAGAAAAGCGCACCTTCTACATCATTAGAAGAAATTTGCCCTGTTTCTTCAATTTTACGCAACTTTTTTCTGGCTCCTCTCTCCGTAAGGGCAAAGTGTGCCGCGACCTCTTTTGTGGACCTGACGGCACTTTTAACAAACTCCAGCACCTCTTTATCACTTGAGCTGAGTTTCGCTGCGGCCTCTGCGACCACCTCTGTCAGGACCGGAACCAGGCTTGTGACGGTTTCTTTTGTGACCGGGTGGAGTGCCTCCACCCTTCTCATTTCAAAATGGATTGGCTGTGCCTTGTCGATGTCTTTTTGCTTCGTCACCTTGAACGTGATCGTGAAGCCCTCTGGGTCTGGCCTGGACACTTGCATCTCTGTGTCGAGGGCGGCTCGCAGGACGGACGATCCCCTTCCGCCCTTTTCCACATCCTTGCCTGTGTGATGCACGAGCATGACATGCGTGCCCAGTTCGGTGCGGACGTGATCAATGGCCGAGACGAACGCATTCATATCCTGAGTAGAGTTCTCATCGCCCTCGCCAAAGTTCCTTGCCAGTGTGTCGATGACAACCATGAGCGGCTGTTCGCAGACCGACCGGATCGCATCAATCAGGGCGTCCGCATCTTCCCTGTCCGTCAGTGCAATGCTTGTGGGTATGGTCCAGAAGTCCGGGTGTTCATTATCGCCCCGATTGGCGAGCCACGCAAAGACGCGAGAGGGCCACCCAGAGACGCCTTCTCCGATCAGGTATACCACCGGTCCACAAAGAGTGCTCCTGCCTCTCCAGTCGTATCCTGAAGCGATTGAGAGGGCCATATCGAGCGCAATGAAGCTCTTGAACGTCTCGGACGGTGCAAACAGGCTGGACATACCCTTTTCCACGAGCAGTTCGTCGATGAGCCATTCGGGTGGTTTCATGTGTGCCAGGTCGGCCACTGACATGATGGGCAGTCTTCTTTTTGAGGCGCCTGCCTGTTCAATGAGTGCGCGGATGTCTTCGCCTGAGCTGGCCGCATCGGCTGCGTCCCATCCCTTTGGCTTGTCCGGTGGTATTATGATGCGTTTGACGCTGCACCCGAGTGTTTCGAGCACGGGTTTGACGCGGTCCATGTATGCGTGGCCTGGTTCGTCATTATCTGGCCACAGCGTGATCGCCTTGCCTGCCAGTGGGGACCAGTCAATCTTTGTGAGCTGTGTGTTTGATCCGAACATTGCGGTGGTGGCCACAATTCCGATTGAGTTGAGGGCGTCTGCACATTTTTCGCCTTCGCACAGGACAATCTGGTCTGCGCTGCTCAGGTCTGGAAGCCTGTAAAGCGGACGCGGATCTGGTGCGGCATAGGTTGAGTCGGAAGATCGGTGGACCCTGAAGGTCTTTTTGCCATTCGACAGCGTGTCGCGGTACACTGTTGCGATGCGACGGCCTTCTTTTGAGCGGTAGATGTGCTCAACCGTGTCGATGACTCTGGGCTTTTCTTCCGGAGTGTGGCTCTCCATCACGGCCTGCCGCACGATCTGTCTCTCGGTTGGCTTGCCGCCAATGATCGCCTCTGCCTCTGTCAGCACATCAGCGAAAGAGTTCAGGTGAAGGGCACGCTCAATCAGTGTGAGCACATCACCGCGCTCATTGGTGGCGTGATCAATCCACTGGCCTGCTTCGCCTGGTGTGAGCGCAATGGACATGGACTGCCCCCGCGATCCCATTGCGTCGCCAATGCGTGCGTCCCTCTTGCTCAGGACGGCCTTTGGATAAAGGTGGCGCACCACCTGCCTTATATTTTCCTGAAGCGCATCCTTGATGCGCTGCTTGCGCGCCTCTGCGTCCTCTACAACCGGAACTTCATTAAAACTTATCGCCATGACAGCGCCCCCAAAACTGGCATTTCCCTGACTTGTTCTGGCACAGCCAGAACTCTTCATCATCCGAGATGCGCGGGCGCAGGGAGCCTGCTTCGGTATCCTGGATAATAGCGACAGCCCTGTCACTTGCATCTTGTGCGCGCTTCTTGTTGAACGCAACGAACTCTACGTACAGTTCCATGCTATCCATGTTCAGGGCCGTAAACATGGCTGGCGCTGGCAGGTCGAGATAGGCCTGGTACAGGGCCATCTGGTCTGCATATTCTGGCTTGGATCGCTCGACACCATGCTTCTGAATCTGGTTCCATGATTTTGAGCCGAGACATTTGTGCTCCCATATGCAGGGCGCCTCAATATCTGGCCCGCTCATGATGATGCCGTCACAATGGCCTGAGAAGCGCCCGTCAGCAACGCTGAATCCGAACTGGTATCCGTTGGGCTTTTCGGTCTTCAGGTCATATCCGGCCATCCTGATCCATTCTGCGGCCATTTCTTCACCGAGATGGCCACGCGCAAAGATGCGCTGGGTGCGTGCGGACGGCCTGTAATCAGTGTCGTAATCGCAGCCCATGAATTCATATTGAACGCGGCGTTCGCATAGCGATCCAATAGCAGACGCGCCTAGATAGGCGCGTCGCTTCTGGTTTTGTGCTTTTGCCACGAGTGCATCATCAATCGCTGCTGCAACTGTTTTTGCCGCAAGGCTTTGCTTGATGCGAGATGGGTTCAGATCAATCATAAAGAACGGTCTCCATGTCTCTTTCCAGTGTCGCAACGCGCTGCTCTGTGATCAGCTCGTATGCGGTGGCAATAAACAGGGACATCTCGTCCTTCGTCCAATCGAAGATTGGCTTCTTGAACGGCACGCCCTGTGTCTCTGAGAGGAGGGGCAGGATCTTTTCTGCCCATCCGATATTGGTTGCATCTGGTTCGCCTGGGAAACAGATGGTTCGCTCTCTTGACCACTCGACAGGGCGCTTGACGCACCATGTCCAGATGGCAACGCGAGCCAGGTTTGTTGCCTGCGCCTTTCCGGCATTGACGCCCAGAGCCTTAAGCTCTGGACGCAATGCTTCAGCGGCATGATCCAGACAAATCTGGTCGGGATCGGTTATGACGCCCATGATGGCCGGTTTCCTGAGTCGGCTGCTGGTGCGCTAGGCGCGCTGGCCTTTTTTGCCGCTCTGGGCTTGGCCGGTTTGAAGCCGGCATAATCCTTCGAGTCGGGCGTAATGGCCTGACGCACGACATTCTTGTCAGGATAGTTGCCGGTCTTGTCCTTCTCGATACCGATCAGGGCAACGAACTCCAGGCCGTCCAGATCAGGCCAGTCTTCAATCGTGCGAGCCGCGATTGCGGCCTCGCTCTCATCGCTGGGTTTGAACCCGTAGGCGCTTTCAAGATAACCGCGGACATTACGCATCGTGATGTCAACGGCTGTGTCATGGCCCTTCGATCCGTTTGATGTGATCATTGCATTGCCCCACATGCGCCGCTTGGCGTGTGGACCTTCAGTGACCACGAACTCCAGGTCCAGCATTTGTGCGTCGCCTGCCTTGGTTGTCTTGATTCCGCGCATCGCCATCCGCACAGGTGCGACCGTCTTGTCAGGGATCAGCTCAAAGTCCTTGTCTGAAGAGGATTGAGATGGTTTTGCTTCATTGAATGAGATGGGCATATCAGTTCCCTTTCGTGAGTTTGTCAAAGAGTTTGCCAAGATCGGGCTGCTCAATGCGGTCGAGCAGTCCGGACCGATCCTTGGCAGGGTATCCGAACTCATTGTCCGGATGGCAGATGAAGGCGCGGTATGGATCGCCCTCTTCTGGCAGGATGATGGACATGGTGATGACCTCATCAACAATGCCGGGCATTTCGCGCCCAGTCTTCTGGCCTTCCACCTGCATTGCGTAGCTGACGCGCCCGAAGTCATCCTTGACCTCATCGAGCAGGCCGACAAAGACAACATTCTTCTCCCGTGCGTGCTGGAGTTGGGTAATCCACTTCAGCATTTCGCGCCCGTGCAGGCCATAGACCGCACGAGTATCGAGATCGCCTGACTTTGTCCTGCACTCAGGCTGCTGTTCGCACCATTTGAAACAGATGCGGCCCGCAACCGTGATGGAGTCAATGAAGTAGGTTTCATACTTCGTCAGGTCTGCGCCGTCATATTCGTGCTGAACCGCTTCGTAATGTTCAGCGCCATAGACAGCATCAGGTGGCAGGTTCACATCTGGCCCGGCCAGAAAACAGGCGAGGTCACGACATTCCTTCCACGTCTTTGGCGTGACCTGGTCGCAGGGAAAGTCCTGCACGGCCAGATCGCCCGCCTCGAAGTCCAGAAACAGGGTTGTGTCTGGATTGAGTGTTCGCAACAGGCTGGTCTTGCCAACCCCTGCTGATCCCAGGATGAGGGCTTTTACCCCATGCCTGCGCGACATCCGCTCATCGGCGGATATGATATTTAATCCCATAAGGGTCTCCATTTTTTTGGTCTCTTTCCCTTGCGCTGCCAGATGGCAGGCGCGGACAGGTATGGAGACCGCTGCCCTGTTGTATTTGGTCGTGTTGGGGAGATGACCTTATTTCAACAGTGTCCGCGCTCTGCTTCGTGAGATGATCAGTTGCCTAACCAGTCATCTAATTCTGTTCTTTCCTTAAATTGTGCGAGGCCCCGCTTGCCC